AATGATAGTTTATCTACCCAATATCATGCCTTAGTTCTTTTTTTTCTTCTAGTCGTAGGTGCAGATTTCTTTGCAATCGGCAGTTCTAATTGTTCTTCAGGTGCAGGAACTCCAAGCTGATCTTTATCTAAAACGACACCTGCCTCTTCTGCTATCTCCTTTTCTCTCGCTAACTCAGCAACTATATCGTCATAATCACCACCATTAGAAGCAGCAATTACTTGAGATTTAGTCATGTAACCAGCTTGTTCTGCTTCCCTATAAGCTTTAACTTCCTTCAACGGATCAACAAAATGTTGTGCTGGGGGTGTCCATCTTGGTTGGCAATATCTTTCTGGCCTCGCTGAGTAATCAATAAAATCAAGATCTCCAGATAACGAAGCTAAAGCAAGCCACTCTTTAAAAATCCGATAATGAAAATTATCAATTAAATACTTTTGAACAACTCTCCAATGTTCTCTATCTTCCAACAAACTCAATCTTGAACTTGAATAATTCGTTTCACTGAAATCTCTACTTACTGTTTCAAAGGAACATCCAAAGCCACTTGCAAATCGACGAACCTTATTTTTAACGAACATCTCATACTGCTGACTTGGATAATCAATGTCTGGAACAGTAATATTCTCATTCGGAGCTAAGTACCGAAAGGTTCCAGGTTCAAAATTTTGTACTCGTTGATTAGCTTCAACTTCATCTCCAATTAACTCTCCCTCATTATTCGTAACAAACCCCATTATGCTCGCACCCGCCCTCGCACGAATTACGGCTGCTTCTTCGTAGCCCTGCAATTGGTGCATGTCTGCCATAACACTATGGAACCAAGGCACACCCCTGTTCTGACCTGGTCTCTCAGGCAGGTAAAGATGAATAATGTCAGACGCAGGCAAGAAAATATGTTTCCTATTATCTGTAACTGACGAAATATAAATTGCATCTCCTGGATGCTTCGTCAAAATTGCATATCTAACGGCTCTTCCCCATTCATTTACTTCAACTCCATTTCGCCATTCATTATTCTTACTCAACGTCTTTCCGTCATACTCCTCATCCAACAAATCACTCTCGATCATCTGTAATGACAATGGCACTACAGAATTACCTAAAGGTTTTCTGATAATCCTAAAGATTGCCTCTCCCGATTCGGGTAATGCACCAGCAGCCAACCATTCAAGTTGTTGAAAATTATATTTACCAGCAGCATCACAGTTCTCTGCCCTACACCAATCCTTCCATCTCGACTCAATCATTGAATTAATCTTTCTATCCTTTCTATTTCCCCTTAACTGAGTGACGTCTGACTGGAACTTCATTCCAGTTCCGACTGTATTAATCTGAGTGGTTCTTTTTGCCTGTTTTGCATAAGGATTATTTCTAACAAGTTCTCTTGACCTATCTCGTAACTTTCTCAGACTCGTTTTAATCTCAGCATCAGCACTACTTTGACTACTCATCCAGTCAGAAGTAAGCCTTGAAATTAACGCTCCTTGATACGTCCTAACTGGTCTTTTAGGTTTAACAATGTCTGAAACAGCAGACTGCTTAAAGCCATCCCCAGAAGTCCAAAATCCTTTCCACGCATTAATGACTCCCATGATTAAGCTCCAAAACGAACGTGAACGGCTCTAGGGTTGCCAAGACCATTGGCAATTTTCTCAGCAGCCTGTTCTCTTACTAATTCTGCCTTTAATGCTGCTTTTAGCACTAAAAGTTCGCTTAAATCATACTTTTTAGCTGTTCTATTACCTATTTTATATTCCTGAACAACACCATTATTTAATAAAGCTCGAATTGCAGACTCTACCAAATCGAGATCCTTATTGACCTGGCTCCGTCCGTCGAAAGCGGTAGGTGTTCCTGAATAACTTAAAGCAGCTAAGACTTCAAATCGACCAGTTAATATTGTTTGTTTTTCTGCCCCAGACTTATCTGCAACTGCCTGAAAATACCAATCTCCTGCATCAAAATTTGCACTTGTAGCGGCAGGGATTGAAAACTGCCATCCATCTGTGTAAACCGTACTGCTAACAGTTGCCCCTTCTGAAGCTGTGTTTGTTCTTAAGTAATAAGTAACAGTCCAATCTGGACTACTAATAGGATCACCAAAAGCATCAGTAGTGGAATTATCCCTCCACTGAATAAGATCTCCAGCTCTAACTTGTTTAGGAATAGTCACTTTTTTTACCAATTACCGACAAAATTTTGCCGATTAACAGATTTAGTTCCTTTTGATCTTAGCGGAACCTCCTGCTTAGGCTCCTCTGGATTACGCCTTTTTTCTAATTGATCCCATATTGTTCGACGATCATATCTTTGTTGAAACCTACAAAACGCAGCGTAGGCGTACACCATTTCATCTAATGCTTCATTTCTGGCATTACTTTTCTTAACCCAAACTCGTTCTTGATAACCATGTTTATATCTTAATACCTGTCTTTCAGCAGTTAATTCTTGAAAATAATCAGGAGTAATTGTTGGATAAAAATGAATATATCCTTGACCCAACTCAGCATCTTTCAACTTGTTATGCAAAGTTGTCTTTATAGTGTCAACTCCCACAGGGAATAACTGAACACCTCTTTTCAATGCTCTTCCTGAAAAGTTTATATCTACTTTTGTTGGTTTACCTAGCGGCGGCTTCCCTTTTTGACCTACCCCTTTAATACCAATCAAGCCTAGATGAGATCTTTCCCTGACGTACTGATAAACCTCCTGAGTGAAATGGCCTCCAGTGTCTATTGCAGCACTCTCAATCTTCATCTCAAATCCTTCATCATTTTTATATTTATCCATTAAGACTTCATCTAACTGTTTCCATACATCTGCCCTTGCAGGAGATCCATAAATAACCTTCCTGTCAACAAGAAACATCTCTTCATTCCTGCCTATACCCCAAATACTCATTGACAGCCTATCGTCTTGAACGTCGCATCCGAGACTCAACATAAGAGCAAGATTAGGTGGTTCTCCTCTTTTGTAATTCTCAGTCGCTGCCCTTTCCATTAACCCATCAGCACCAACCTTGCTTGCATATTCATCTTCCCAACATTCACCCAATGTCGTATTAATCCATGTTTTTAACTGTTCTGGATCATTCTTACTCAATAAAAACTCTTCAACTAAATTTGACCACTCAGCATTTGGTGAGTATGAATAAGCAGCCCAAATATGAAAACCAACATGACGACCATTACCAGGTTGAGTAGCTCTCCATTCTCCACGCTCTACCATCCATCTTTTTTTACTATGCGGTATTAATGCACCACATTCTTCACAAGCATACGAAGCTGTTGATGGATCATCATTTTCCCAACGCATGTTAGGCCATCTCAAATACTGCATGTGATTGCAGTGAGGACATGGAACGTAGTACCGTCTTTGATCCGATTGATCAAATAAACGCTCTATTCTTGAAAAATCTTTAATCGTAGGAGTAGAACCAGCAACAATCTTTCTATTCCAAAAATATTGTGTCCTCGCTATACCAAGCTTAATTTGATCACCTTCTGTTCCAGCCGATGCAGGATAACCATCCGTTTCATCGAACAGGACTATTCTTCTACTTACCCTCCTGAAGCCTCTGGCTGAATTAGCCCCAACTAAAGAAAGCACACCCCCTGGAAATTGTTTCTGTAAAATTGTATTATTACTATCCCTTGTTTTAGCATCACTGACTAAATTTGTTAAAACTTTAGTGTCCCTAATCATAGGTGCTATCTCCTCTTTTGAATAACCAGCCGCGTCTTCAATCGTAGGTTGCACTACCATTATGCCGCAGGGGTCTTGATGAATATGATAAGCAATAATGTGATTTAAAATCTTAGAATAACCAACCCTAGCTGACTTCATCACCGTAACTTGTTCGATTTTAGGATCAGTAATTGCATCCATAATCGCTTTCTGGTACGGAAGAGTATGCCATCTTCCTCCTTCTGCACTTGACTCCGCAGAAAGATAAGCATATTCATCTGCCCACTCACTAAGACTTAACTTCTTAGGTGGCTTAAATGCTGCATAAGCCTTTTTTTCTAATTCCGTAAGACTCATACTGCTTGTGGTTCAGCTAATTCTTCCAATGCTTCACGAATAATGTCATCTAAATGAGCCATTGCATTGGTGTCCAGATCTGGAATACGTTGTTTTGCTTTCGTCGGGACACCTAATAACTTGGTTCGAGCTGTAGCAATAATATTTTCCCAACTTGTACGAACCTCATCCATCGAAACCAAATCTTCTTCCTTTTGCTTACGCTCTAGCTCTAATAATTCAGCTCTCAAATGCTCTGTCCTTGCTCTACTTTCGTCATATTCAGGAATTGATTCATGCGTTCTGCTATTTCGAGGCTTATTTGTACCCACTTTTGATACTCTTGGCCCTGATGATTTTCTTTTTAACTCATTCCACATCGTATCGCTGTTAATCAAAATATTTCCCTGTGCATCCTCCATTGCCGTCAATTTGCCCCTTTTGATGGACATGTAAACCGATTGCAAAGTAACTCCTAATTGTTCGGCTGCTTCCTTGCGTGAAATAAGTGGCATGTAACAGAATCGTATGTTTGTTACATTAGCGCATCTTGTTACATGTGCTATAATGTCCCGTTTTGACTGGGATCTTTATATTAGAAAAGCTGATCTTTTAACTTCTTTAACAAACTAATAAAGTCTGTGCCTAGAAAAATTTTGCGGCACGAAATAACC